GGCAACAACCCGAATTACGGACGCATTCAGGCAGCGGACATCTACTCCTACGTCGGGGGCTACAACTTCGTGAACGTAACCCTTGCACCGCTCCGGGACACCAAGTTCAACAAACTGAAGTCCGAGTTGAAGGTGGTTGAGGCAGGGTGGATGAACAAAGCGATTATCGCATCCGAAACCATCCCATACACGGACGTAATCAAGCACGGAGAGAACGGGTTTCTTGTTCCTTACAACAAACCCAAGTACTGGTACACGTACATCAAGCAGTTAATCCTTGATCCCGACCTTCGCAAAGCCTTGGCTGATAACCTCACGGCTGACATTAAAAAGCAGTTCAACGTGGTCGAAACCGCCAAGAAGCGGGCCGAGTTGTACAGGCAGATTGGGCGCAAATTGTGAAATTCGGGGGCATCGCACATTTACAAGCAGATGCTTTACCTGAACCCTGACACGACCAACACCCTGACGGTTACTTGGACCGAGCGAGCCAGTACTGGGGACCGCTACATCTTGCGACTCACAAGCATCGCCAAGAACACGACGACCGATTTCACCCTGCTGAAATCAGCCAACCTTTCCAACTATACCAACCGCTATGACCAATTTTCGATTGCCGTGGGGTCGCTTGAAACAGGCTCGTATAAGTATGAGGTTTACGATACCAATAGCACGGTTGCCGCTGCTTTGGCGGTCGTTGAAACGGGCTTGGCATTTGTACAAACCGCAACGATAGGATTCAACACCTACGCCAATTCAATCCAGTACACCGTCTTTGGGGCATCCGATGAGGGTGTCTTTGATTCCACTTTTGACTCAACTTTTGACTAATGAGCGTACAAACACGAAGCCAACTCCAAGTGAGTGCATTAACCATCGCCGCCGAAACCGCTGCCGGGGCGAACACCGCTGCACGGGTGGGTGGTCTATTTGACGACCTTGCTGACACCGCAACGCTTGACCGGGAACGTGGCTTTGCAAACCTTTACCTTGACGAACCAAAAAACTTTACCCCGACGCAAGGGCAGGCCGTTAAGTTGACAACCCCGCTCAAAAACGGTTTACTGTCAACCTACAATTTCACAAGGACCACCACCGCCATCACCTACACAGGCACAACGGGGGCAGCCCTTCGCATTGCTACGTCTATGGTCTTTGCACAGGGCAACGGCAACCAAATCAAAGTCTACATTGCCAAGAACGGCACAACGATTGACCAGTCAATGACCGAGATTACAACGAGCCACAATAACGGCCATGCAGTTTTTACGGAAACCGTATTGCAAGGTGCGGTCAACGATGAGTTTACCATCTACATCAATGCCGTAAGCGATGGTGGAAGTATTGCAATTTCAGCCCTTTCATTCACAGTTCATACGCTATGAGCAAGTCAACGCAGCACTTCACCCAATGGTTGGGGATAGAGCATAAGGTCCCAGTCATGCTGGAGAACAGGTCCGGCAAATACATCACCTACGGCTTTGCCAACGAGTACCCCTACTACCTTCTTGACAACTATCGCAGGTCGTCCAAGCACAACGCCATTGTCAACGGCAAGGTGAACTACATCATGGGCGGAGGATGGCAGGCAGGGGATGACTTGACCGTTGAGCAGCAGGCCCGGTTCATCAAGTTTTTTGACGGACTTTCCAGCACGGAGGACCTGAACGACATCACGGAGAAACTGGTCCTTGATTTAGAACTATTCAATGGATTCGCAGTTGCGGTTACTTGGTCCAAACTTGGGACCATCGCCAAGATGGAGCATATCCCGTTCGAGAAGATTCGGGTTGACAAAGAGGAGAAGATGTTTCAGGTGGCGGACTGGTACAACGACGACATGATGCAGTTGTTCCCCAAGGTCGGGGACATCGAGAAAATCCCTGCATTCGACCCGGAGAACCGCCTCGGTAAGCAGTTGTTCTACTATCGGGTGTACGCAGCAGGCGTGAAGCACTATCCTTTGCCGGAATACATCGGAGGCAATGCTTGGATTGAGGCAGACGTGCAAGTGGCGAACTTCCACAACAACAACCTGCGCAACAATTTTTGGGGGGGTTACTTGATAAACTTCAACAACGGGATTCCTACACCCGAAGAACAGGGGGACATCGAGAGGCAGATTAAACGCAAGTTTTCGGGAACGGACAACGCTGGTCGCTTCGTTGTAACCTTCAACGATGATGCAGCCAAGGCCCCGACACTTGAACCGCTCACACCGTCCGACATGGACAAGCAGTTCGAGATATTGAACAAGGCCATTCAGCAAGAGATATTCATCGCACATCGTGTAACGAATCCAGCGTTATTCGGTGTCAAAACCGAGGGCCAACTCGGAGGAAGGACTGAATTAGTTGAGGCTTACGAACTATTCAAGGCCACCTACGTCAACGACCGGGTGCGCAAAGTGGAGCGGATGATCAATTATTTGGGATCCTTTAATGGCGTTGAGGGTATGGAACTTATCCCCGTAGAGCCGATTACCGAGCGACTAAGCGAACAAGCCCTGTTGCAGATAATGACCCAAGACGAACTGCGTGAGAAAGCAGGTCTGCAACCCTTGGAGAAACCTGCTGACGTGGTTGGACCTAATCCCCAACCCGACGAGCAACCGCAAGCCGTGGAGCAACTTGCCAGCAACGACAACATCAAGAAACTATCGGGCCGTGAGTACCAAAACCTGATGCGTATTGTCAGGCAGTATATGCAGGACAAAATCACGCTGGAAATGGCTCGGACCATGCTGTCAGCGGGCTTCGGCCTATCTGCCCAAGAGATTGACACGATGCTGGGAGTTCAGTCCCAAGAGTTCAGCGAGCCTCAATGGGGCGAAGAAGACGACGAGGACTACGGATGGGGCGATGAAGAATTTAAGGTCTTGGAGGTCGTTGCAAGTAAGTTCGGATGCCATGCAGACGACTACCACGTCATGCACTCCAAGCCAATGCGGTTTGACTCCAACATAGACGAAAACATCCGTTTGGCCTTTGCCGAACTGGGCGAAGAAGAAAAGGAACTGGACAAGAAGATTGAAGCCTATCGCAAGAAGAACCGGGATGCATCGGTTGAAGAAATGGCAAAGGAGTTCGGAGTCAGCAAGGCCAAGGTTGCCAAGCGAGTCGCTTACCTAATCACAAAGGACCGCTACCCAATCAGCCGGGCCGTGGACAAGATTGCCGAGCAGAACCTTCCCAAGAACGTGAAGGAAGTTGCAGAGCCTGTACTGGAGGTCCGCTACAAGTACGCATGGGCCACGGGATTCAGCAACAAGGACAAAGGCTCCAGCCGTGAGTTCTGCAAGGTCATGCTTGACTTAGCCGGGCAAGGCAAGGTTTACACACGGGAGGACATCGACGGGATTTCTGCGATAATGGGCTACTCGGTTTGGAACAGGAGGGGCGGTTGGTATCACACACCCAGCGGAGTGAATCGACCGCAATGCAGGCACGTATGGGAGCAGCAACTTGTAATCCGTAAAGGCAACAAAATCAGCAAGGCATGAAGGCACTCTTTATAAGCGAAGAAACGCTACTGGACAACTCTATCATCAACGAGAACGTCAGTTACACCCAAATACGTCCAACGGTCATCAAGGTCCAAGAGATGCGGATTCAGCCAATTGTTGGCTCTCCGTTGTATGGGGAATTGGTTACGCAGGTCGTCAGCGGTTCAACGTCTGCACTCAATCAAACGCTGCTGGAGGATTACATCCAGCCGGCTATGATTCAATGGCTCTACTACGAGTTGCCGATGGTCCTTGCATTTAAGTACATGAACAAGGGCATGGTTCGCAGAACAAGCGAAGAATCCTCGCAAATGAGCATGGAAGAGATTACCCGGCTGACCGACAAAGTGAAGAACGATGCCGAGTGGTATTCCGAACGCATTACCCGATACCTAATGGAGAACCGCAATTCATACCCCTTGTGGAACTCGCCTCCGTCTGCGTTGGATACCATCTACCCGAACGCAACCAACTACCGAACTGGGATGGTCTTGGACCGCAACAGGAGGATGGGAATCAGCAACCTTGACTACCCCTACCCCTACGGTCAAT